GGCCAGACAAGGCACGGGTGGTTGGGTACACGACGAAGCAGCACAAAAAATTGATCCTGAACCGCCTGGTGTAGAACAACCGCCACCGACTGATCAAGAAGTGGCTGCTCTTGACACCCAGGCCAACACTGAGCCCGTGCATGACACTGTCAATTCCGAACAAGAGTTGCAAGCAGCAGCAGTGTTAGATGAACAGCAACGAGCCGAAGCTGCCAATAATGAAGTGGCCAAGATTGAACGGCCAGAACCAGATCTTGATATTCCTGTGTTAGAGAATGAAGAGATGTGGGCACAGCGTGTGATTGATGAGCAGCCCAAGCAAGAGGCCAAATATGAAGCCGACGATGGCGCATTGACTGCGGAACAAATTGCTCAAGTGAAAGCCTTTGTGGAGGACACGCCACCACCAGCACCGGTACATAAACCAATCGCGGAACCAGCCCCGGAGCCAATTGCTGAACCTGCTCCTGCGGATGAATTTAACACACCAATCCGTCGTGGTGCAGACTATGCTGTGCGTTACAAGGGCAAGGTTTATAACTTGGATGCTTTTAACAAACTGTATCCCGACATGGCAATTCGAGCCGACAACGACAAACTGGAAGCTGCTAGCCAATGCGGGTTTGGCGAACGATTCCCGGACAGTCCCATGAAGGGCGATATGTTTATCAGAACAGACTACTTGCCAGACCGATTGTTCAAATGGAATGGAACCAAGTGGATTGAAGTAGACAAAAACACCACTGACAGTTATACTTACAATCAGGCTTATATACAACACTTGATACAAAAATTAGAAGCCGGTGAATACGAAATCGAAGACCTAAGTGATGCTGAACAGGCACAGGTTGAACAACAAATCGAAGACATTTTAAAACAAACTCGTGGATAGTAATCTAATAACTCCTCCGGACATAATAAAAAACGGCTTGCACTCAGTTATCTTGATTGATCCCGAACAGGCCGATGTGGATGCTGTGGTAAGATTCTGCCAATTCAGCGATCGTGCATTCAACGTGTATGTTTATACGCCCAACATGGACAATGTGACATGGATGACTGCTGCGGTGAATGCCAGTGATGCCATAATCATAAACACTCGCACAGATCGATATCAAGATCTTTGTTTGCTGGCGAAAACTTACTATTATGGTCCCAAAAACTATGTGGAAAATCAAAGAAAATTAGCCGATCCCTTGCACTATTTTGCAGCACAAGTGGATGCTGATAAATAATTCTATGAACGAAAAATCCAAAGTTACTGGTAATCTAGTAGTTGTTATCAACGACAACGTGGAAAAAGCTCTACGCAAGTTCAAAAAGAAAGTGGCCGAATCCGGGCTACTGCAAGAGCTTCGTGAGCGCGAAACTTACGAAAAGCCCACAACTGCTCGTAAAAAAGCCAAAGCAGCAGCTCGTCGTCGTTGGAAAAAAAGACTTGCTGACGAACAGTTACCAAAAAAATTGTTTTAACACACAAAATATCATATAATTAGGTATAAATACTTGTGCAAGGTGCTTCGGGCCTTGCATTACACTTGCTTATTAAAGGAGAAAAAATATGAGCACAATCATTGGTATTGATCTTGGTACCACCAATAGCTGCGTAGCAGTAGTCGAAAACGGAACCCCCCGAGTAATTGAAAATTCAGAAGGTGCTAGAACCACACCTAGTATCGTTGCTTACACCACAGACGAAATTCTTGTTGGCGCAAGTGCCAAACGCCAAGCCGTAACCAATCCACGAAATACCATCTATGCTGCCAAACGACTAATTGGTCGCAAGTTTACGGAACAGGCAGTACAAAAAGACATTGATCTAATGCCTTACACTATTACCGAAAGCGCAAATGGTGATGCATGGGTTCGAGCAAATGATCGAGAATTAGCACCGCCACAGATTAGCGCAGAAGTGCTTCGCAAAATGAAAAAGACTGCTGAAGACTATCTCGGGCACGAAGTCACACGAGCAGTTATCACTGTTCCGGCATATTTTAACGACAGTCAGCGACAGGCTACCAAAGATGCTGGTGCTATTGCAGGCCTAGAAGTTCTGCGTATTATCAATGAGCCGACCGCAGCGGCCCTGGCTTACGGAGTAGACAAAAATGAAAAAACGGATCGTAAAATTGCTGTTTATGATCTTGGTGGTGGCACCTTTGATATATCTATTATCGACATCGCTAATGTGGATGGGGATAAACAGTTCGAAGTACTTAGCACCAATGGAGATACATTCCTGGGAGGCGAAGACTTTGATCAAAGATTGATGGAATATTTGATCACTGAATTCAAAAAGGAATCCGGGGTTGATCTTGCCAAGGATGTAATGGCATTACAGCGTCTAAAAGAAGCAGCAGAACGCACCAAGATCGAACTATCTAATAACACACAAACAGATGTAAACTTGCCTTATATTACAGCCGATGCAACAGGTCCTAAACATCTTAACATTAAGATTACTAGAGCCAAGTTTGAAAGCTTGGTAGAAGATCTTATTCAACGCAGCATTGAACCATGCCGTGTCGCCATGCGTGATGCTGGTGTAACCGCCGCGGATATTGATGAAGTTATCCTGGTTGGTGGCCAAACACGTATGCCCAAGGTACAAGAAGCAGTTGAACAACTGTTTGGTCGAGCACCACGACGTGATGTTAATCCAGATGAAGCTGTGGCAGTTGGCGCAGCAGTACAAGGTGCTGTGTTAGGTGGCGAGCGTAAAGATGTGCTACTACTTGATGTGACTCCACTCAGCCTAGGTATTGAAACCATGGGCGGTGTTATGACCAAACTGATCCAAAAGAATACTACCATTCCCACAAAGAACAGTCAAACGTTCAGCACAGCCGAAGACAATCAGCCGGCGGTCACTATCAAAGTGTATCAAGGCGAACGCGAACTGGTGCAAAACAACAAACTGTTAGGTGAATTCAACTTGGAAGGTATTGATCCTGCACCAAGAGGTATGCCACAAATTGAAGTCACACTTGATGTAGATGCCAATGGTATTCTCAAGGTAAGTGCCCGAGACAAGAAAACCGGCAAAGAAAACCGGATCACTATCAAATCCGACTCGGGTCTAAGCAAAGACCAGATTGAGGAAATGATTCGTGATGCCGAAGCAAACGCCGAGGCAGATAAGCAGCAACGTGAATTGATTGAAACTCGTAATCAAGCGGACGCAGTAATCCACAAGGTGCGCACTGATCTAAAAGAAGCAGAGGGCAAGCTTACAGAGGATCAGACGAAACAAATAAACGATAAAATAAGTGAACTAGAAGAAGCAGTTGCAGGGTCAGACAAAGAAGCAATTACAACTAAATTGTCAGAATTGTTTGTTGCCTCAAATGTAATTAATGAAACAAAGCAGCAGTCAAATACAGAAGAGTCGGCTACGCCTAAGTCAGATGATGATGTAGTTGATGCTGAATTTACAGAGAAGAAGTAAAGAATATGCGGTGTAGATGCCCAGTTGGGGTCTACACTCATATATGTCATAACTTGCTTACGGAAAGGAGAACATACTATGACAACATACACAATTAGCACTTTTGATCTACCTACCCTACATCGTCATGCTGTGGGATTTGACCGACTGTTCAACGAACTAGGTCGCACTTTTGCAAACAGCAAAGCTGAAAATTATCCTCCACACAACATTGTTCGTATTGATGACAATCATTATGCCATTCAATTGGCTGTGGCTGGTTTTAGTGAAAGTGAATTGGATATCGAATACAAAGAAAATGTACTAACTGTAAAAGGCGAACAAAAACAAAAAGACGAGTATGAGTATCTACACAGAGGTATCAGTGCTCGTAATTTTACTCGTCACTTTACATTGGCTGACAACGTGGAGGTTAAAGGTGCAACTGTGATCAATGGTATTTTGGCAATCAGTTTGGAACACATTGTTCCGGAAGAACAGAAAGCCAAGAAGATTGCAATCACATTCGCTAAGTAATATAATAACAGTAGGGGGATCATCCCCCTACTCGAACCTACAAAATTATGAGCAAAACAGATATTGTAGTTAAACCGCGTATCCAAACCAAAACAAACATCAAGCCACCCAGTTTGTTTAATGTTATCTATTTGAATGACAGTGTTACCACAATGGAATTTGTAATTGAAACACTCAAAAACATTTTTCATCATACCGAAGAAACTGCTACAGAAATTACATTAAAAATTCACGAAGAAGGTTCCAGTGTAGTAAGCACACTGCCATACGAAATAGCCGAACAAAAAGGTGTAGAGGCAACACTACTTGCAAGA